AAGTTAAGGTTTCTGATGTTGAAGGCGATGTCAATGTGGCTGGTGTGTTTGTAAACTGGTCGCATGACGAAGCCCACAATGTAGACGAAATCAATATGGCTATGACAGGCGATATGATTATTCGTATTGCCGAAGGTGTTGTGGTTCAGAAAGGCGATTTGCTCATGTCTGCTGGTGATGGAACTGCTAAACCACAAGGCGATGATATTGTTCGTTCTAAGACAATCGCTAAAGTAACCTCTAATCATGTAACTTGCACATACGCAGATGGTTCATATTGTGTGCCTTGTGTATTGATGGCTTGTTAAAAAGGAGAAGTAAATGGAATTTGATTGGAACATTGTTCAGATGGATCGCAAGACCTCTGATGGATTTGTAGTAACAGTTCACTACACAGTTACTGCTGTAGATGGCGAGTTTACTGCTTCGACCTATGGAACTGTAGGATACACACAAGAAGAAGGAAACTTTACACCATACGAGAGCTTGACTAAAGAGCAAGTTGTTGGATGGGTGCAAAATTCTTTGGGCAAAGATACTGTTGAGGCTTCTTTAGCAGATCAGATCAATGCTCAAAAGAATCCAGTTCAGGATTCTGGATTACCCTGGTAACTTAAATAGGAGAACGACATGGGCGAAAAACAAGCGAAACCCATTACGATTGATGGAAAAGAATATGACACTTCTACATTTACAGAAGAACAAATCATACTCACAAACCATTGTCTTGATTTAGACCGCAAACTAGCCTCTACGCAGTTTCAAGCACAGCAGCTTGCAGTAGGTAAAGATGCTTTCTTGAAGATGCTAAAAGAGTCTTTAGAGAAAAAAGAGGATTAAATGTTTATTATCGACTGGGTGCTAGACAAATTTGGCTATGTTAATAAAGCCACAATAGCATTTTCTATATCCAAACCTTGCAAAAAAGTTGCGACTAAACGGAAAAGTCCTGCAAAAAAGTCGCAAAGTAAGAGGAGGCTAGGATGAACGATAAGTTTGAATTTGACCCATTCAAATTTGGTGGTCTAGTAGCCCAGGTCGAGCATCTGCAAGAAAAAGTAGATAGTATGGAATCTGATATTAAGAAGTTAGTCGCTATGGCAGAGAGGTCTAAGGGATCTCTTTGGGCAATTATGGGAGCTGCCTCAGTATTTGGTGGTTTTGTAACTTGGTTAGCAGATTTATTCTTTAAGAAATGATTACTTTAGTCTCTACACTTCTTTCTTTCCTTGCTGGCGGTTTGCCTAAGTTTTTAGACTTCTTCCAAGACAAGTCCGACAAAAAGCATGAGCTAGAAATGGCTCGGCTACAGACCGAAAGAGAATTGACTTTAGCTAAAGAAGGATTCTTAGCACAGGCTCGTGTAGAAGAAATCCGCACAGATCAGATTGAGATCAACGCACTAAAAGACGAAAAGATTGCCATGTATCAGCACGATACAGACTTGGCTAAAGGCGCATCTCATTGGGTGATTAACGCTAGAGCTATGGTTCGCCCTGCTGTTACCTACGGAATGTTTGGCATATTCCTATTTGTAGAGATTGCTGGCTTTTGGTATGCTTGGCATCACTCCGTTCCGTTTGACGAGGCTTTAGACATCCTGTGGTCTGAGGAGACAATCACTATCTGGTCATCCATTATTGCTTTCTGGTTTGGTTCTCAAGCGTTCAGTAAGCGGTGAAAATCAGCGACAAAGGCTTAAACCTTATCAAGCATTTTGAGGGATGCCATTTAAAGCCATATCAAGACGCTGTAGGCTTATGGACTGTGGCGTGGGGTCATCTTATAGGCGATGGTAAATCTCTGCCTATAGAATGGTTTAGAGAGCTTACACAGGAAGAAGCAGATGAGTTACTTAAAAAGGATCTTATACGCTTTGAAAGAGGGGTATTACGATTATGTCCTACTGGTCTTACTCAGCCTCGCTTTGATGCACTCGTCAGCTTTGCCTTTAATCTTGGGCTAGGCAATCTACAAATCTCTACACTCAGAAAGAAACACAACAGAGGTGATGTGGTTGGTGCAGCGCAAGAATTCCCAAAATGGAATAAAGCAGGTGGGAAAGTCCTAAGAGGACTAACCAGGCGCAGAGAAGCAGAAAAAGCTCTTTACCTCTCATAGTATCTTGCCGTACTTAAACAAGGTGTTTTTATCTACTAAAAATGCCTTCTTGGATCGGGTGTCTCCCTTTCCAACAAACTCCACATACTGTAACTTGCAGTCGAATATGCACTTAAATATATGCTTGACTGGCATGATTACAAACATCTCCCCATCGTAGAAAACCCAGAAATCAGCTTGTGTTGCCATCAGTCCAGAGGGTTTATCGTACATCTCAATCTCAATGACAATATTGCCTGTCTCTTGGCTCATCGGGTCGTACTTGACCTCTACTGCTTTGTCAATCTCAGGAATCCAAATATCATAGCCTTTAAACGCATTTATAAGGCTTGCAGAAGGATATTTCTTCCGCAGAATACCCAACACTATTTCTTCTACTTCTAAGCCTCTCTGTAGGTCTTTTTGGAAGCTCATAAAGCTACCCTAATCGGTAGGGGGGTAGCACTCCTTGTGAAGGGTGTAGGCATTGCACCTACTGATGCCGATCTCATCTGGGGGTTACATACAGCTTACTACTGATCCACAGATAGTGCAGACTTGCAGCTTTCCTCCGACTACTAGAGTCTGAGTCTGGCAAGCAAACGCACTACCAACTAATAACAAATTTGTTAATACAACAATAATCGTCTTTTTCATGATTTTATCCTTAAAAAGGTATAGCCATATCGTCATCTTGGATACCGCTACTTCTTGGCATCTCATCATCGCCCTTTGGAGTAAATCCTTGTTTCTTAGGATCTCCAATACGACCAGATAAATAAAGTTTCCCCTCTTTTGTTTCTTTCATCCAGGCATCAAACCAATGCTCCACTCCATTGATCTTGATTGACCCCTTATAGTCAGGGTGTTTGTCTGTGAGCTTCTTGTCATTCTTAAATAGACTAAAGCTACCATCTTTCATTTCATATGCCATTTACAGCCTCTCTTTCAATTTAATAAATAGGTCATTGACCTCGCTTAAGAACTGCTTTACTTCTACTTCCATCTGGTCGATATACTCCTGATCTCTATCAACCCTTACTACAAACAACTGCAACTCCTCAGGAACTCTTGGATCAAAGCTCACAAAATCACACCATTTAGCACCAGTAACAGCCATCTGGCATTGCATCTGTGGGATGTATTTGCTCGGAGCTTTTTCATCAATAATGGTCTCAATATGGGTAGCAGTATTCGGACATTTGATCTCAATCAATCCTTCGCCTACAACTCCATCAGGAGAGCATCCAAACCATTCTATAGTCGGATGATCCACAAACCCCTTCTCTTCCACAAAAGAGCCTGTATGCGCCTCGTATGCCATCCTAGCTTGAGGCTCTGTAGCAGTTCCCCATTCCATCGCAGCATTTGTAAACGATTCGCCTGGCTGTCCTGTCAATCGCTGAACCACTAACTCCATCTTGTAGTTCTTGCGAGATGCGGCTTCCCCATTCTTAATCTTAGCTAGGACATCAGCAACCCGACTAGCGGTTACTTTACCAAGCCGAGCCTGATACCATTCCTCGGTTCTTTGTTCCATTCCCCATACCCTTCTTCACTTAATGCAATTTTGTGTCTTGATGGATCTGCTGTAAGCAGTCATTCAAAAACTTTACCATAATTTGCGACACCTCTAACGATAAATCTGACCCCTCTATATCTACTGTAAACTTATAGGGTTCGACTTCCCTCACAATCATTACTGCCTGAGATACTGGTTCATTTTGCATATCGTTTGCTATTGCTAGACCTTTCCATCGCTTCTGCCATAAAACATCTATTCTGCCGTTTCATCTGTTGTTGGTACTCATCGGTGCAGTCATCGCACACACTACAAACCTCGTCTCCCCATCTCTGATAATACTTCCAAGCTGCGTAATCTTGCCGATTATGGAAGCAAACAGGATACCAATCATTCTTGGTCATCGTCTGATGGTGGCTCTTGCGGTTCTCTCCTAATAAGCTGAGTATCAACTCCATCATTT